GATGGTGGGGTTGCATCTGATTGTTGTGTTTCAGGCTTTGCGCTAGAATTAGTAGGTTTGGTTAGATATCCGGATTTAGTTTTACCAATATCTTGCATCTTTGATAAGTTCTCAGTCTCAGCCAAGAGTTTTGATTCACCAATTTTGTTAGTCCCATTAAAATCTAAACTTCCATTAGGGCCATCTGTGGGAAATAGTATTTCATATTGATCATATAATCCTTGATAGCTAGCAACCCCTAGTTTAGATCTTAATGACTCTAATGTACTTTTATTAATACCGTCTGTTAAATCTTTTAAAAATTCTTTTACTGTGTTGCCGCTGGCTGATATTTTTCGTTTTAACGTACCAATACGCTCTCCAAAAAGAAATCCTGAAGTCAATATGGATTTAATTTTGTATACTGTACCCTTTTCAGTAATATCTGCATCAACCCCGGCAATTCTAATCATAAATGTTCTGCTAGAATTAGGGATTGGTATTGGGTTAGGGATATCATAACTTGCAGGATATCCTGTAAAATCTATAATCATTACATATGAGCAAGATACATAATCAGTATATCCTGCACCTACGGCAGTAGCTTGCAATGCCTCCATAAATCCATTCATGCTGTATGGCTCAATAACTTCAAAATTCATTTCTGTAGGTTGGGCAACACCGTTTGCATTGTTAGGTGCCATAATTGTTATTATGTCTACGTCATCAATAAACATGTCAAATCTACCAGGACTATCTTGATTAAACTTATCGATAAACTCGCCGCCACCAGGCAGGCCGCCTGCTGGTTTGCCCTTAGTGGATGCTACTATAAATTCAGGATTGTTAGGATTAAAAGTCTGTGGATCATTTAATTGATTTTTACGAACTGCGGCCAAGGTAAAGTTGTATGATACAGATCTATATTGATTTAAAACATTAGCTTTACCTGATGCGGCGCCATTTGGGTTTAGATAATATGCTGTTGCATTTACCAGTGCATTGACTGTTTTTCTTTCTACAGAAGTATCAGACATATTAGTTTCCTAATGCAGTTTTCAATGATGATTCTTTAGGCAAAAATATTTGTGTGCCGGCAATCATATCAAAAATTGGGTCTTGTATTGTATTAGGATTCCTTGCGGCAAACACCCACCATAGTCCAACATCTCCGTACACATCATATGCAAGTAGATCAGGCCTATGCTCATAGGTTTTAGTAAGTGTGTATACAACATCGTCAGCTTCTGCTGGAACTGTTCTCATATTGGCCACATCTAAATATCCATTAGATTGTGATGTTGAATAATATGGGCTAAGTGAACTGTAAGATGCCATTATAGTAATCCGTTTATCCGTTGTGTTGAGTTAGCCAACCAGCCGGGTACGTTGGCATCTAACATTTCTTGTCGGCTGAACATTGGTTTTAAAGTAATGTTAATAGTTGACTTGGTTGGAACTGATGCCTCTCCCATTTCAGTATCGTTTATATAAAAATAATCAACATCGGCTAGAAGGTCTTGTTTAAAACTAGTCACTGATACAGGAACACTGTCTAACATAAATCCACCATAGGCGTGCAATCTACACACAGGGGGTGGATTTCCACGTAACGGATCACTGCCGCCAAATCGTCCTTTGGTCAATGCTCTTAATAAATGCACGGTGGCCAAATATGTAACAGCATCTGATATATTTTGTACTGTAAATATTCCTTGTATAGTAATATCGCTTATCATACTGCTTTTATAAAAGTTGATGGCGTAATTACTATGTAAAGGTGTTGATGAATTATAGTCTGCTTTATGCTCTACACCAATTGTTGGAGTATAAGGGAAAACAATACCACGTATTTTTTTCAAGTTGCCGCCCCACCCTTGAGTATATGTTTGCAAATAGGAAGATGGCACTTCAATTTTAACCCTAAGGTCAGTACGTAATCCATTAAACCTAACTGCGGCTGGAGTAGGTTTAGGTGGATCGCTATTTGGAGCATTATTGGATCTAGAGTTACCATTAATGCCAAATGTAGATTTGATTCGATTTGACCCGGCACCATTTTGATTGGCATACTGAGAGTTGCTAGTATCACCAACAATTCCTGCTTGTTCAATTTGTTTTTTTACGTTTGCATTAACGGCCATTTAGTGTTCCCTCATATGTTATTTAACCATAAATAAAGTGCTATTATTTAAAGATTCGGTTGACAACGAAGATTTTTGTGTTACACTAATACTACACTATTACAAATAGGAAACAATAATAATAATATGACTACACCCATAGCGCCGGCGGCTCCAGTCGTCTATACAGGCAGAAAAGTAAAGTACTTAAACAACAGAGATTTATTAGCAGAAATACATCGTAGCAAATGTTCATACTCCAGCTTCACTAAACCTGAGTATTCGCAACATGACATTATTCTACCCAGTTTAGATAAAGTTAACATTAGAACCATTGCCGATGCAAAACGTGCTCGTGCAAAAAGACTAGGAATCATCGCATTTACCAAAGCAAAAATGGATGGAGATAAGAAAATCAAGCTAGCAGAGTGTACTCCGGACTACAAAACTATTGCTAAAACAGATATTATCATAAGGATTATGACATTTGAACACATTCCTCTTGCTCCGGGACGCAAAAAAACTGTTAAAAGCACGGCAGACGGACATGAAAAAGTAAACTTTCCTCCGTTCCAGCATTGGAAATTTGACGAACAAACGCCAGATCAATTGATTTGTGTAGGGAAAAGCCACTGGAAGGGTCCTATTGATAATGGCGTTTTTGACAAGGATTACGGAAGAATTACAGAAAATCTAGGACGGATGTTTATTAAACTCAGTGACAGATACGCACAAAGAAGTAACTGGCGCGGGTACACATACATTGAAGAAATGAAGGGGCAAGCCATACTTCAGCTGAGTCAAATTGGACTTCAGTTTGATGAAAGCAAGTCAGAAAATCCATTTGCCTACTATACGGCTGCGGTGACTAACAGTTTTACCCGTATTCTAAACATTGAAAAGAAGAGTCAAAACATTAGAGATGACTTGCTAGAAGAAGCAGGGCTGACCCCAAGTTTAACTAGACAAAATAGCCAAGAGTACGCTGAAGAAATTGCACGGCAAGCAGAACTGTATAAAAACATGCGAATGCCCAAGAGCGAAGAAGACACTCCTGAAGAAGAAACAGAAAACGAAGATATTACTCCTTGATCTTGAGTAGTATATCTGCTATACTTTACATAGGAGAAATATAATTTATGAGCCTGTTTAAGAAGGTTGCGTGTTTTACTGACATACATTTTGGTTTAAAAAGCAATTCCACCACACATTTACGTGATTGTGAAGAGTTTGTAGATTGGTTTATTGCCACCGCCAAGGAGCAAGGGTGTGAAACTTGTATATTCCTTGGCGATTGGTCTCATAATCGAAATAGTTTAAACTTGTTTACCTTAGACTCTAGTCTAAGATGCTTGGAAAAACTTGGAGCCGCATTTGAACAGTTCTTTTGGTTTCCTGGCAATCACGATTTATTTTATAAAGACAAACGTAATATTCATTCCTCGGCGTTTGGTCGCCATATTCCAGGAGTCACTGTTGTAGATAGTATTACGACTCTTGATGATGTTACACTGGTTCCGTGGCTTGTTGGGGATGAGTGGAAACAAATGAAACAACTGAAGAGCAAATATGTCTTTGGTCATTTTGAACTTCCACTCTTTTATATGAACGCTATGGTGCAGATGCCTGATCATGGTGAGTTAAAAGCAGATTCTTTTAAAGGACCTGACTATGTGTTTAGCGGCCACTTCCATAAAAGACAAAACAGCGGCAATATTTGGTACATTGGCAACGCCTTTCCTCATAACTTTGCTGATACGTGGGATGATGACCGTGGCATGATGGTGTTAGAGTGGGGAGGGGAACCCCAATTTATCAATTGGGAAGACTGTCCCAAGTATCGATCTGTTAAACTGAGTGAGTTAATAGACGGAGCAGATACTATTATGAAATCAAAAATGCATATCAAAGTCAACTTAGATATTGATATCACATTTGAAGAAGCAAACTTCATTAAAGAAAAATTTGCTGTTGATTACGACATTAGAGAAATTAGTCTAATACAAGACAAAACTAATTTAGATGGTACTGTAGATGAAAACCCAGATAGCATATTTGAGAGTGTAGATCAAATTGTTACCGACGGACTAGTTAATCTAGAGGAAGGCACTTTTAATAAAAATACTCTTTTACAAATTTATAACGACCTATAATGTTCCATATTAAAAATTTAACTGTAAAGAATTTTATGAGCGTGGGTAATCAAACCCAGGCTGTAGACTTTGATCAAGAATCATTAACTCTTGTGTTGGGAGCCAATTTAGATTTAGGTGGTGATGATACTGGTGCTAGGAATGGTACCGGCAAAACTACCATTATTAATGCGTTGAGTTACGCATTGTATGGACAAGCCCTTACTAATATCAAGAGAGAAAACTTAATCAACAAGATTAACGGCAAAGCCATGTTGGTTACTGTTGAGTTTGATAAAGACGGCAACACTTATCGCATTGAACGGGGACGTAAACCCAACATTCTAAAATTGTTTATCAATGATAATCAATTAAAAGGTGAAGACAGTGAAGATGATAGTCAGGGAGATAGCAGAGAAACACAAAAAGCTATTGAACAGATGCTGGAAATGTCACATACTATGTTTAAACACCTAGTGGCACTTAACACTTATACTGAACCTTTCTTAAGTATGCGGGCCAATGACCAAAGAGAAGTTATTGAACAGCTACTTGGAATCACACTATTAAGTGTAAAAGCAGAAGCATTAAAAGTATTGGTCAAAGAGACCAAGGATGCAATTACTGCTGAAGAAGCTAGGATCAATGCAACTAAGATAGCCAACAATAATATACAAAAGAGTATTGACAGTTTGAATACCCGCAGTAATGCTTGGGAAAACAAGAAAGAACAAGACATTGCATCGTTGATTAAAAGCATTGAAACACTATCAACTGTTGATATTGTCAATGAATTATCGTTACATGCCCAATTAAAAACATGGGAAGAGAATAATTCTAAGATTTCCGGCCTACAGAAACAGCGGTCCACATTGGAATCTGCGTTAATGCAGGCTGAAAAAGCCAGTGACAAATACCAAAAAGAACTAGAAAAACTAAAAAATAAAACGTGCCCAGCTTGTGAACAAGAATTGCATGATCACAAACATGAAAAAATGAATCAGTTGGCTCAAAAGCATTACGATGAATCAGTAGAGTATGGTATTAAGATTGGAACTGATCTAATTCCTGTTTTAGATGAGTTAGAATCTATTGGCGCTCAACCAAGACGTCCCGTAACATTTTATGATTTGGAGTCGGAAGCACTGGGGCACAGAAATAACTTAGAAAGTTTAGAAAATAAATTAACCAGTAGGGTTGATGAGGCTAACCCGTACGCAGAACAAGTTGAAGAACTTAAAAACTCAGCATTACAAGATATATCTTGGGATGCCATGAACGAATTGACAAAACTCAAGGATCATCAAGAGTATTTGCTGAAGTTGTTGACTAACAAAGATAGTTTTATCCGTAAAAAGATTATCGATCAAAATTTAAGTTACCTAAACAAGAGACTGGGCTATTACATTGACAAGTTAGGATTACCTCACAGGGTATTATTTCAAAACGATTTAACCGTAGAGATTACACAGTTGGGTCAAGATTTAGATTTTGATAACTTATCACGTGGAGAACGTAATAGATTAATTTTAAGTATGAGCTTTGCTTTCCGAGATGTTTGGGAAGGAATATATCAAAGTTTGAATTTATTGTTTATTGACGAACTAGTAGATGCTGGCATGGACTCAGCTGGCGTTGAAAGCGCATTAGCGGTACTTAAGAAGATGACTAGAGAACGAAAGAAAAATGTTTTCTTAATTAGTCACAAGGACGAATTGGTAGGCAGAGTTAATAATGTGCTTAGAGTAGTGAAAGAAAATGGATATACTTCATACAGCAACAGTGCAGACTATATTGAATGAACCGTTGGACAAGTATAGAGGGTTATACTCAGAATATTTGGCCTTGGTACTTGAAATACATAATTACAATGCACAGTTCCTAAAGTTCGAGAAAGTTAAGGCCCGTGAAGGTAATAAGTTACGAAAAAGTCTAAAAAGAATGAGAGACTTACAAAAAGAACTCGTAAAATATAGCCTTGAGGGTGAGCGAAAACATTGGGCACTGAATCCTCCGTCTAGAGGAGCTCCGTTGCAGGAAACTACTAAATGGCCAAGGCGTAAGAAAAAGAATGTGGTTCCACCAGGATCAGATCGTTAATGAACTTCCCGAAGATTGCATTGGGTTTGTATATCTAATTACCAACCTAACAACTAATAGAAAATACGTAGGCAAAAAATTAGCAAAGTTTGCAAAAACAACATATAAGACAGTAAAATTAAAGAATGGCACAAAAAAGAAGAAGAAGATCCGCAGTAAAGTGGACTCCGACTGGCAAGAATATTATGGCTCGAGTTTAGAACTCAACGCAGACATACTTAAATTAGGCAAAGAAAATTTTAAAAGAGAGATACTTTACTACTGTTGTAGTAAAGCGGAATGTAGTTACATTGAGGCCCGCGAACAATTCGACCGCAAAGTACTGGAATCTACAGACTATTATAATGGACAAATCTCAGTCCGCGTACATGGCTCCCACATTTTAAAGAAATAATCAGATTTAGCTCGCACCGGCTTAGCTCGGGTGCCTAGTGACAACTCGATAAAAAGAGGGACGGAAGACTCCACGCTGATTGGAGCACTCATCTACTATCCTTAACAGGACGAAGATCGCAAAATGCTTGTGGTTTAGATGTTTGAAAATAATGAATAAGCAAAATGAAGGGATAGTATGCCCTACGTTTGTGTGTATGTTAGCGTATACTACACAAACCGCCGCTGGATGAAGACGCAACTCGAGGTACAGGCCAACCGCCTCTGTAATGTTGTAACGCTAAGTGACTATTGTAACTCAGATAATGTCATTTTTTCGCCCGTCAGGGCGAAGTGTGACCAAAGAATCTAGATAATACTTAACTTCTACGAAGTAAGAAAACAATATGCTTCAAGCGAAGCGTAGAAGCAAATGAGCGTTAGCTCATTTCATTATATAAATAACTTCATCTAAGGAATATATTATGAAGTTCGATGAGTTATTAGAAGCACCTCAGGGGTTTGGGAGTACTTTAGGAAGAGCTGCCAGAGCAATTAATCCCTTTAGTCTTAGTGATCGAAGTCAAGCACAGGGACAGTTTGGTACTGGTACTAGTGCTAACAAGATCTATGGTGAATACTATAAATGGTTAGGTTCGACTGGACAACAGCCAGACACTGATAATGTATTATCTTTCTTAAAACAAAAAGGATATGGGCAACAGGCCATAGCTGCCGCTCAAACTAACTTTCCTCAAGAAGCTGAACCTGAAACTCAAAACGAACCAACATTAGATCCTGAAACCCCTGCGGCGCCTGCTCCAGAAGCCCCTGCAGGAAAATTAACTCCAGATCAAATCGCAGCCGCTAAACAAAAAGCTAAGAGCGGAATTGCTAGAACACAAAATAATCCTAGCGGATATAAAAATTCAAGAGTTGGCACTCCTGTACAACGACTATCGGGTGCTGATGCAAAGGGAAATCCTCAATTTAGAACTGTTCGTGAAGGCAGACTATATGAAGGCCAGCCATTAAACAAAGATCAATTGAGTGCAATTTTTACAGCAGTTGCACAAGCAGGAGTAACACCTTCAAAACAAGCTGGTAATACTGCGCCCGCAGGAGGCGCTTCGACGGCCAACACACCAGCTAATGCCGCTACACCGGCCCCTAAAGGTAATACATACGGCAATAATACTACCCCAAATGTTGGCACATCCAGTCAACCAGCACCAAGTAATACTCCTGCTAGCAACAATACTACACCAAATGTAGGAACAGCTAGTCAACCTGCACCAAGTAATACTCCGAGTGCACCATCAGCACCTGCAACATCTGGCAATGACCCACATCCAATAGTACAACAATATATAGGTTTAGATGGAGAAGGTAGACAGGCCATTAGACAAGCATTGGATCAAGCTGATAAAACACACCCTCCAGAAACTACAGATGATAGAATCCGTGAAAATGTAGGATACAGTCGTTTTCTAGGAATGCAACTTTAAAAGAACGGCAGTTGCGTTTCCTTAGTTGTTTGTAGATTCTTTTCAATAATTGAATATATGATAGTCCGCTCGTCTGGACTCAGCATGTGGCTTTCATTGTAGCTAACTCCACCACGCATAAACCAACAAATTCTCAACAGGTCTTCTTTTAAGGCTTTTGTATTGTCGTCGTATTCTTTTATTATACGTTCGATGTCGGCGGTCTCAACAATCGACAAAAGCCTTATACGAAAAAAGTTGAGCTATCAAACACCAAAGGAATTTCAATAGTATCGCCTTTGACACCTTTGGCTTTCATGTCATCAGTTACAGTAACTACAATGGGTTTAATTGTGTTTTGATCTTTTAACTGCTCTAAATGATCTTGTATCTTTTTAAACACTTCTTTGTCAGTGTTGTTTACAAATTCTTTGATATAGATGGGATTATCAGTACTACCCTGACTAGTATCAATTCTAAAAACACCGTCAATGACCATGCCCACGGTAGCTTCTGTTAACTTTTTAAAACTTTCTTTGAACAGTTTAAGTTTAGTTTCTTCATCCAATTTATTATCGTTAGTCAGTTGAATAATTTTTTGTGTTTCAAATGTCTGCAATGCCGCAGTGGTTGCTTGTCTATATGTTAACGGTTTAACAAAGATTGTCATATCATCATTGATTGATACTACTGGATTCCAAGAAATTGACTGCATACAACTGTCAATGACAGTTCTTAAATCAACTTTATAATCATATTCAATATCTTCGCTAATTTTAACTGGACTGGTCATCATTTCCCCATAGCTGGCAATTCTGATAGCAATTAAAATAACATCTAAATCAATATTTGGAGCCATCCAAGCATTTTTAATATTAGGCACACAATTTTGTATAACGTCAACTACTGCTTGACCATTCATTAATGCATCTGGAACGTTGAGCAATAGTTCGTCTTTTGCAGTCATGCTGTAAATAGGCAGTTTACCATCTTCAGGCATATCTATGCTACCTGGTTCCCAGTATTCTCCCCTACTGGGTAATGTAATATAAACTTTTGGTTGGCGCATGAACATGGCCAACGGGTTAGCAGGGGCCTCCTGTTTGGCGGGCGGGAACATCACGTTA